GCGGTCATAAGCGCCGACTTGCCCACGCCCGGACCACCTTGGATGTGGATGGGGTTCCCGGTCTGGATCGCAACTGCTGTGGCCTGAAAAGACATGATACTCTCTCCTTTCTCCGGAGTCCGGAGAATTTCTGGTGAATGAAAGGAGGCGCCATCCATTATCCCGCTTAGAGCGCCACCACCGGGTAGAACTACGGGTCCCGGCCCCCATCTCTAAGGCAACCGCAATGGGGCAAATGATATGTCACTGTCAACTAAGATACACAATAAGGGAGATACTGTCAACCTCCAAGAGCGGAGAATGTCGCGTAGGTTTTGACGGCATCCTCATCGAAGATCACCCCATCAATAACCTTTCTCCATGCAGCCTTTTGCCCCATAGACTGAGCCCTCTCCGCATCGTCCCTGCCATAGTAGAAGGTTCTCCACTTGATCCCCTTGGCGAGAGCATCCTCATGCTCCACCACATGCTCCTTTGTCCACATGCCAGAGTTCCACCTGCTCGCTCCCCCTGCCTTGTTGTAGGAGTGAGGGTGGCGAACGATAAGGTCTTCATAAAACTTTTCCCGCTCCGCTCGTAGCTCTTTGGGATTGGGCGACTGGAACCCGTGTTGCTGATTCACCACTTGAGGGTGGTCGTTTATCTCCAGCAGTTCACTCAGCACCCTGAAAGTGTTTGAGTTTGACGGCACCTTGCGCCATCCTCCCGCTTCCAGTTCAGCGATGCGGACGCGCCCCTTGTGGCTGGCGCTCCGCTCGTGGCTCTTTATGTTTTTAACATGCTTCTTACACAGGGGGCAATACTTCTTGTCTTCAAGAGCCGCCTCTTTTGTGGCATAATCCTCAACCACATCCTGCATGAGCTGTAGATACTTGGCGTTGTTGGTATCATACAGCCGCTCCCGGCGGCTTGGTTCGCCCTCTTCATCCAGCAACCAGTTGATCTTCCGCTTCAGACCGAAGCGTAGACTTTCCGCTGGACTACCGCCTAGTGCCTTCATGAATCGCTGGGCCGGGTCCGGGTTGGGGTGTTCCCGCTCCCGCTTAATGGCATTGACGATGACCCCATAGTGATACGCGAGGTCGTTTACGCACTGATCCATTGCCCGTGCGATGTGTTCCAACTGTGAAGGTGTCATGCGGTCTCTCCTTTGCTGTGATGGTGAACCCTGTGGCAGTTTGCGCACAGGATGATGCACTTCTCTGCTTCGCGCTGGATCTTTGCGAAGCCATACCTTTTCCGCTGCGCTTCGTTAAGGGCGAATAGTTTCTCCTCTTCGTTGATGTGGTGAAAGTCGAGCGCACAGGCATGGCTATTGTAACCACACTCTTTGCACCCTCTGTCTGTCTTGTAGGCGTTGAGCCAGTCCAGTATCGCCCGGCTCCGGGCCTTGTTTTTCTTCAGCACCCGCGCCTTGTTGGCGATGTAGTATTGCTGGCCATACTCCCGCTGGCACGGGCGACAGTAGCTGTAGCTGGATTGCCGCCCATGATTGGGGCGCTTGCCCACATCATCGGTCTGCCGCTTGCACCGGGGGCAAACGAACACCCCCGATGCTTTTCCGGACTCCGGAGAAATCATTAGCTCGCCTCTCCGGAGCGGACAAACTGCAAGCTAAAGGTCAGGTGGTAGTTGGGCGGCGTCTTGCGCCCCGGCACCTTGGTGTAGTCGTAAAAGGTCACGTCGGGAAACATGTCGAACAACTCCGGAAAGATCCGCTCCCACCGGAGATCGCTGGTCCCGTTGAGCCGCACCGCTGGCCTCTTGTTTTCCCGCTTGGCCTTGCGGACCAGTGCCTTGATCTCTTTGACCAGTTGCGCCTTGTAGGCTGGCCTATCCTTTAGGAATAGCGCGGCCCGGCGTTGTCTCGCCTCTTGTACATTGTCGAACACTCCGCGCCCGGATTCATCAAGGCAATACATCCAACACGGCTTGTCGCCGTCTGTCTTCTTCGCTTTGCCCTTGCTCCGCACCCCAATGACATGAGGGGTTGTGGGATCTAAGAATCTCCAATCCCTTTTATCCCCGTCGAAAACCGGGTAGCCCCAAAAGGTGGCGGGTAGCGGTGCGTCTTTCTTTACAGCAAAGACCACCGCCACATTGCCGCCATCCTCTAAGAATTCTCGCGCCTCTTTGTCGTTCGCCTTGTGGGCGAATGCGCAAAAGTTCGCTCCGCTTTTGGTGTATGGAGGTAGGTGCTGGATCGCACCTAGAATATTCTCGCCCTCTTTGGCGGTCTTCGCGTTGGCGCTAGCGGGTGTGAGAAGTGCCATCGTTCGCTCCTTTTCCGGACTCCGGAATTTGTGGTGGTAGTGGGTGGTGCTGTGTATTGACAATAAAGATAGTAAAGGGACTACTCGTTGTCAACCGAAAAGTGCAACAACTCAAACTCCTTTGCGCGGCGAACCGCGCCCCGTTGGCGGAGCCGCGCCCCCTTGTGCCGCCGGGAATGCGAACGCTTGACCCACTTGCGATCACTCCGGTGATAAGTGGCCTCAGAAATCGTCTTGTAATTGCCGCGCCGATCATAGGGGGTCATGCGTTTCTCCTTATAGGACGGTGCGTTCGACCGTCCCGGTAAAGGTACCGGCTTTTCCGGAGTCCGGAGCGCCGGGACCACAGCGTGTATGTGATTATGGCGATGGCATAGGGACCGATCAGCAGTCCCACCTCAGCCAGCGCCAGCAGCCACCCGCCCATTAGTCGCAATGATCGAAGCGATATCCGCTTGCGATCCAGTACGTCTGTGTGTGGTCGTTGGCGTCCTGCAACTTCATAGGCTTACGAAAGGTGGTCCCGTAGCCAGCCGGGTGATACTCTCGTTTCACCCGGTCAATCTTCGCTTGAAGTTTCTCAAGCGAATCAGCTTTTAAAACGTAGGTCTTCATTGCTTGCCCCTTTCTATTGGTTTTTTCCGGAGTCCGGAAAATTTAGGGTGGGCCGTAAAACGAAAACGTAGAGTGCGCCAGTATACAGCACGGCTAGACTGAGTATGAGAAGATATTGCCACATGTGATCAATCCCCTTTATAGTCGTTTGGGTTGTATCGGACAACTGGCGCGCCTACCGCCTCTATAGCTTCCTCCTGACTCTTGAAAACAAAAGGCAAAGCGATTTTGTGGGTGTCTAAGTCTATATATACCCAGCTGTGGCCGCCTCTATAGGCAATGTTTATCCTAGACACCATTGCGTGTTTCATATTGATAGCTCCATTGGTTATAGGTGTTTCGGCCTTACGGCCTTTTCAAGGACGGTCCCGCACCGCCCGACACCTTTTCCGGAGTCCGGAAATTCTCCGGACTCCGGAAAACTGGTTATCTACTTTAAGACAATCCCCTCTTCGCCCAGCCGATCCAACAGGTTGTTGAGCATAGCGACGGTGTCGGCCTTGCTGGCTTTGCCCGTCTTGGCCTTTTCCAGCTCTTTGCTGTTTATATGGCTGGCGACGCTGGCGGCGACGGCGCGCTTTATCGCTGGCGCGTTTCCGCTAGTGACCGGCTTTTTCTCCGCGGCCTTGCTAGGGCTAGCCTTTACCCGGCACGTCTGAACATAGGCCCGGACATCGCTGGACTTGAAAAGCCCTTGGTCTACCAAGTGCGCCACAATTTCCTTGATACCGACAGAGAAATTTTTGGGCCGCGACAGGGGCGCTAGCTCATGAAGCGCCGATACCGAAAAGCTGGCCGCGCAATTCTGAAAAAATGCGGCCGACGGCATCGCCTCATACACCTGAGCGCTTTTCAGCCAGTAGCTAAAGGTCTCCGACTCCAAACCCCGCTGGCCGCGCTCCGCAACTATGGCATGGGCAAGGTCGCTACGCTTGACGGTTTTTGCCTCCAATTCCCCCGCCAATTCTTCGTTGAACTCCAACGCGCCGACAATTGCCTTGCCTACTTCATATACTTCCCGCTTGCTGGCGGCGGCGATACTTTCTCCGCGCTTCTGTGTTACGTCTACGATAAGAGTCGCGGCGGCTTTAACGGCGGCGGTGATATTGAGAGTGCTCATTTTACGGCTCCTTTGTGTGCTGGCGTGGCCAGCGGTGAACTACGATGTAAACGAATGGGAAGCCAAAGATACAGGGTATTGACAAAATAGCAAGCGGGGGAATTTTTCCGGAGTCCGGAAAACGGGACCGATCCTTGCCCCTATAATGAATAGGAGAATTGGACCTAAACCAGATAGATAGGTAAACGCTGTAAGCTATTGGGACACAGAGCGATATAAACAAAATGAAGCTAAAGTGAAACTTTTTTTAAAAAAACCCTAAAAAACCCCTTTACCTAGCGGATTTAGCGTTTACCTACCAGATTAATGAACTTAATTTAACCTGATTAAGCTGGCCTTTTATAGCCCTAAACAAGGGGCGAAAACAGACTATTTATGGCCGTTCCGGAGTCCGGAAAATACGCCGGGTAAATGAGGGTAATATGTCCATAATTCAGACAGGTAATACCGCCATATATCAATAGGTATAGGGACCGTGTATCGAAAATAGTTGTAAAGCATTGCGACACAGTCTTTTATCTATGGTATCACGGGGTTAAAATATGCGATATCCGGGCACTTATGGCATGCGATAATATGGCTTGACGCTAAGTTGTTGCAGGACAATAGTATAGAGCAGGTAGGGTATCCGGCCTCTTTTCTTCTATTTACCCGGCGATTCCCTGCGAGGGGCGCGACCTAAGCCCTTGCGGCACAGTAACTTAGCGCGATTCCTTCTATATGGGCAAACATTTCCCTTGACAAGTGTCACCTTGCCACTATATGGGCGTAACTCGTTGCAGCACAACGCTTTGCCATATGAAGAATCTTCCCACGGCAGTAATTTCCTGCGTAGGAAAAGATTTCCCTTGACAGCGCAAATCATTGCGGCACAACGACTTAGCGATGGGAAAAGTTTTCTCTTGACAGGGGCCGATAGTGGGCGGCTTCCCCCGGTGCGCGCCCGGTTTTATTAAAAACCTACCCCTACTGAGTCTACCATTTTACCCCCCTATACATTATCTATGGTATACCGCACATATTCGCGCTACTGCGACCTACACGGGCAGTATATACCCCGACATTTCCTTACTACGACACAATTACGCGGTATATACCCCGATATAACAGTATTTTAAGTTCCAGTCGCTTGCATTAGCAGATGAACGACTATATCTTACCTTGTGTATGAACGCTATCATGAAAATGGTTGAGAAGTCAAAGCCTGTTAAGGGTAGCAGGATGGCTCTGGGGCAAAAGCTGGCATTCTTGAAGGCGCTGGAGGTTACTCCCGGCAATATCTCCAAGGCTTGCCGTATAGCTAAGGTGTCGCGAGGAATGGCTTACCACCAGAAGAAGGTGGATGGGCTATTTTCGGAGTGCTGGGATGAGGCGCTGAATGCTCAGCTTGATGAACTGGAGCAAAAACAGCTTGAAGTTTCGATGGATGATACGCATGCTCGGCAGTGGACGCTAAGCAGGCTCCGTAGGAGCAAGTGGGGCGATAAGCAGTTGATCGAGGTGGGTGGCGAGGTGGAGCACGTTCATTCTGCGCGTGAAATCCCAACGGACAAGCTGGAATCCATGATTCGCGACAGGCTCAAGGCCGATGCTATTGAGGCGGAGGTTATAGAAGAAGCTTAATTCGCTTCGGCCCACTCTATATCTTCGTCGCTATCCTCTACCGTCTTGTCAACCACCAATGAACTACTGGGGACAACAATCTCCAGTGCCTGTAACAATTCCTCCCATCGCTCTATTGTCAACAGGCAGGCACTATCATGGATCATATTATCTATTACACCAACGCTATGTTCAAAGTCAGTAATGTCAGGTTCCATGTCGTTCTCCAAGAAGTCAATGTGTGACCTAATTTAGGTACACTTTCTATTTAAGGCAATCAACCTTATATTTAAATATGCCAACCATCAGAGACAGGATCAGCAGGCGTCTCATTGTTTGGGGTGTGGCACTTCGCCCCGAGCAGGAGCAATCTGTATGGGTTGCTGTAATGAATGGGACCGCAGAGCTTCTCAATTCAATGAATGGTGAAAAAGGTCGAGCGGAAATCACACTGGCACTCGAGATCAGCGATGATGCTTGGCCCGATAGAGAAAACGCAACCATAACCGGGGAGGTGTAACATGGCTGCAAAAGGAAGCGTGAATAAAGTAATCCTCGTAGGAAACCTTGGCGCGGATCCAGAATCCAAGGACATCAAAGGAACCCCCCTTACTACCGCCAGCTTGGCGACCACGGAAACGTGGAATAAGGATGGTGAAACGCAGGAAAGAGTAGAATGGCATAGGGTTGTCGCTTGGCGCAAGGTCGGAGAGATCCTCGCCAACTTTGGAAAGAAGGGCGACAAGGTCTACATCGAAGGGTCATTACAGACCAAGAGTTGGGGCGATGAAGGAGATAAGCGGTACTCCACGGAAGTCATCGTCAGGGACATGACGTTTCTTGGTGGCGCTAAGAGAGAGTCGGATCCCGCTCCTACTCCCGCTCCCGTGGAGCCGACTCCCAGTGCTGTTACCGCCGATGACGAGCTACCCTTTTAATCCATGGAAGAACAGGCTCCCAAGACATTAGACCAACTTACGGACGATGATTTATTCCGTGAGTACGAAGCTCGTAAGGGAGCCCAGTCTAACCTTATGGATTTCATCCAATACACTAAGGTAGACTTTAATCCATCCACGCATCATCACTACTTGTCCGATAAGCTTGAGGGGGTCATCAGTGGCGACATCAAGAGATTGATCGTCACGATGCCCCCTCGGCACGGCAAGTCAGAGATGGCATCACGCCGACTTCCAGCCTACTACTTAGGGAAGCATCCTACCAGAGAGATTATCTGCGCCACCTACAACAGTGACTTTGCGGCTGAGTTTGGTAGAAATGTTCGTGAGATCGTCAACACAGAAGAGTTTAAGAACATCTTCCCAGAGGTGGGGATCAAGAGCACGGACAGGGCAGCGGATCGATGGGCGGTAACACAGGGCGGTGGCTTTCGTGCCGCTGGCGTAGGAGGTGGCCTCACAGGTCGAGGTGGGCATCTGATCATCATAGATGATCCGATCAAGTCAAGAGAAGAGGCGGATTCGAAGCTACAGCGAGATAGAGTCTGGGATTGGTATCGGTCTGTTGTTTATACTCGTCAGGCTCCCAACTGTGCCTTTATCGTCATACAAACCAGATGGCACGATGATGACCTCGCTGGCAGACTACTATCTGAGTCGGACGGCGAAGGAGAAGACTGGGAGCTTGTAAACTTCCCAGCGATAGCCTCTGGGGGAGACGACTTAGGCCGAAAAGAAGGTGAACCCCTATGGCCTAACTGGTTTCCGATTCAAATGTTAGAACAGGTTCGCCGCACGATAGGCCCCCGCGAATGGAGCGCACTTTACCAACAAACACCTGTAGAAGAAGATGGCGCATATTTCAAACGCCAATGGATAGAAGATTATTTCTATGATCGCGTTGACCTGCTGGATAAGTGGAAATCTGGGGCAAAGAACCTTCACATCTATGGAGCGTCTGATTATGCGGTCACTGCTGATGGGGGCGACTATACTGTCCATATGGTGGTTGGCGTAGATGATACCCACAATATATATGTATTAGATCTATGGAGAGCGCAGACGACTCCAGAAGAATGGGTCGATGCCTTTTGTGATCTTGTATTAGAGTGGGGACCACTGCGATGGGGTGAGGAGTCTGGGCAGATCATTAAGTCCGTGGGTCCGTTTTTACAGCGGCGAATGCTGGAGCGGCAGGCATATTGCGCGAGGGAGCCCTACAGCAGTACGCGAGATAAAGCCACCAGAGCCCGATCCATACAGGCACGGATGGCGATGGGAAAAGTGTATTGGCCAAGGAATCAGCCATGGATCAGTGAGATGATGCATGAGATGCTTCGATTCCCGGCAGGCGTTCACGACGACATGGTAGACGCCTTATCACTCATTGGTCGTATGATGGATAACATGGCGGCGGCTCCAGAAGTAGAGGAAGGTCCGGTTACGGAACTCGTGCCCACGACATGGGGGGATCTCTGGGAAAATCATTTGCGCCGGAAGAAGGGCCGCAGGTCCTCAGGGGGGATCGTAATGCCATGAGCAAATTTCTTGACACGAATTGCGCCTTATTGTATATTTGCGCTGATTCCCATTTCATTGTCGCACAAGGGTTTATGGGTAGCTTATGAGTTCGTATCCAAAAGGTTCGCAAGCTAGAATCGAATACTGGAATCGACAGATCCAGTATGCGGAGGAACAAATGGCTCCCCTGTGGGAGGCGTCCGATGTCCTTCATAAACAATATGTTAATCAAGCGACAACTGAGAGGGAAATAAGAGAGGAGCAGGAAGACGAGCGAGAGAACCACGTTTCTCGCATTAAGGCGAATCTGATCTTTGGATGGATCGATCAGTCGGTTGCCAACCTCCTTGAGCGCAATCCCGCATTTTTGGTTACCCCGAGGACACGCGAATCTACCGCTGGATCGCAGACGGTAAAGCATATTGTAGATTACTGGTATCGGGAGACTGAACAGCTTCGGCAAGACGAGCGAATCCTCTTAGATTCCTTCCTTGGCCCCTATGGCGTTAAGAAGCTTGGGTGGACCGTAGATTATGAACAGCGAGTCCACGACACTGTGGAAAACGCTGAATATCAATTAGATACACCAGAAGAAGAAATCCTGATACTCGCTACGGGCATAGATACGCGAGTGACGAGGGATCAGGACCATGAAGCCTTTATTGACCATCACGTCAACTGGCTACAGGATCCATTAAATACAGAAGATCTCGCGGAAACATCTGAAGAGACGATTCAGCTTAATATTAAGATTCGGAAGCAGATGCTGGAGCGAGGGGATGATCCTGATCGGAATACCTCAATAGACTGGGAGGCTCCCTTTGGTCTGCGCTGGAGACCCAAGGACTTCTTAGTCGATCCTCTGGCCCAAGACGGAGTTCGTGATGCTCGCTGGATCGCATTCCGGTTTCGTAGGCCCGTGGAAGATTTTCAGGCTAATCCTATCTATGAGAACACGGAAGACTTAGAGCCTACAGGACGAATGGAAGAAGCTCCTGAATATGAGGCTTCTGAGCTTTCTGAAGATGATTTTGGCTTGGTTGTTGGTTGGGAGATATGGGCGAGAAATTTTCCCGTTGGCGGCAAGAATAGAGCCAACATGCTTATTACTATAGCCGATGGTCACGATAAGCTCCTACAGCACGACGAAGAATGGCCCATACCTACCCTCGATGATTACCCCGTAGAAGTTCTTTCGCTTAATTACACCTCAGAAACATGGTACTCAAAGCCTGCCTTGCTCTTGGCGGGAGCAGATAATATTCAGGCTTTGGCCCATGAAATCCTCGACTCATATCTATCTGTGATCCGAAAACAGAAGAATGCGTTGTTGTATGATAGGGAGGTGATCACAGACGATATTATTGAGGAATTGCTGGCTGCGCCTGATATGACCGCTATTCCTGCGCCGGGGCTTTCAGGTAAGCCCGGTGCGGTACAGCCCATCCAGTTCGGTCAGATATCAAGCGATAGTGGACAGTTGCTGGGCACGATACGGCAATTGTTTGATCAGGCCGCTGGTACGCCTCAGCCCGTGAGCTTGCCGGGCGAACAGACCGCCACTGAGTCTTCTATTTCGGAGCGAAGAACCACGGCTCGTGAGCAACGCAGAGGAAACCTGTTGAGCCAGCTTCAAGTCAATACTGCTCGTAAGTTCTGGCAAATGACGGTGTATTTCCGCCCGGAAAGGGCAATTCTAATTGATCCTCAAGCGAATATGTGGATGAATGTAGATGAGAGCACCGCACGCGGCGAGTATCGATTCTCTATGGATGTCGCAAGTCAGGCGAACGCTATAGCACTTGAACGCAAAAACTGGATGGATCTACTCAACCTGTTCTCTGGGCTTACGGGCATTTGGCAGCAGGTTTATCAGCAGCCCCCAAATCTGGCCGCATTGGCCGGGAAGCTCCTCTCTCGCGGGTATAATATCCAGAATCCGGAAGAAATAGTACCCGGAATGGCTGCTGCTGGAGCATCAAATCCGCTTGAGGAGCTTCTTAATCCGATGAACAAGGGACTGGGAGAAACGGGCGGAGGTGAGGGAGGCGGCGATGTCGTTGACCTATTCTCGCAAGCAGGGGGGCGAGCGGCTCCAAATATGGAGGGTCCTCCAGCACGAGTAGAAGAAGCAGGGGAAGGTGGTCAAGCCGCTATTCCTAGAGCATTCAATGAACCCGCAACATCGCCTGCTCAACAGGGCGCTAACTCAGAGACAGCATAATGGCAATTGGAGATTTCGTAAAAGGTTTCGCAGGTACCGTAGAGTCTGGCGCTAGAAAAGCGCTTGCAGGAGGGGGCAGTGACTCAAAGTCAAAAAGACAGCCGCCAAGCTGGGTAAATAATCCTCCTAAGGGGTTCAAGGTTGTTAGTGCCGCATCTAAAGACTTGCAGGCTTCTAGAGGCAAGGCTGGCCTTGACGCAAAGGGAATGGGTGTTGGCCAAAGAGAAATTAGCGAAGCTGAGTCATGGGTTTCGGCTCTGGATGATGGTCGATATATGACGTACATCCTTGTCCCAGATAAGGCAGCGGATACGGGCACGAAGAAGGGTCTTGAGGATGAGGTGACCTCTGCCATGGAGCCCAGATTTACGCGTGAGCGCCCCTCAGATCCCGTCTCAGAGGCTCCAGAGGAAGAACCAGATCTTTCCGCAGATGTTCCCGGCGAAGACATTGAGGCCATGCTGGCGGACATAGAGGACCTTAAACCTGAAGAGTTGAAGGATATAGTAAGAGACATTGCACGAGACGAGATGGATACAGCAAGTGCTGACGCTACCGCAGTGGCGCTTGGCGATACCACTGGCGAGCGAATGGGTGTTTCTACTGGGGGACGGTTCCCTGAAGGAGAACAAGATGCACTCGCCCAGTCAATAGCAAGCCGTACCGCTGATTCGACGCAGCTTATGAGAGAGGCCGCTGAGGCTCCTCGCACACCAGCTGATACTTCGGTAGATTTTCAGCAATTTCAAACACCCGCATATCAACCTCCCGGAACTCCATCTCCTACGCCAATTAATCAATTGCCAGCCTCTAGTGGGGTGCCTCTTGTCTCACAAAATCCACCTCCCGGCCAAGGATTTGTTGGACCGCAGCTTGCATCTGGTGGGGTTCCTCGCGTTTCACAGAATCCCCTCGCTCAGAATATGATGACGCCGACTGGTCCAGCACAGACTGGTGGGGCTGATCAAGGGTTTGTTGGACCGACACAGGCTCCCCAGTTTCCTACTAGCCCATTAACCGATATTCAATCACAAGCGGATGCCGGACTTGCTCCTCCTCAGTTTCCTACGAGTCCACTGACGAATATTCAGACTGAAGAGGAAGCACGCCAAGCCAACCTCGATAAAATGCGGGATGTATATAGGCAGCGTCCCCAAGCCCCACAGGCCCCATTAGATCAGGCGGTAACCGAAGCGATGGAGCCTCGTCAAGCATCGATGGCGGATAGGAATGCGGCAGCGGATGCGATGACGAGTCAGATTGCTGGCGCGATGGCTCCGATGCATGAGTTCAATCGCACGGGTGGCTATGGAATGAATTGGCCACGGCAGTCTGGGACTCTTGGCCAGACACCTGAGGCACCCCGTCCCAAGGGACCTGTTTCCGGCACGGGCCTACCCTCAGAGGCTGGCACTGACTTAGAGGCACAGGAAGCCGCTGCGAGAGCGGCTCTTGCTGGTACTGGTGGCGGGGAATCAATGGGAACCGCTTCTGGTGGCACACAACAAAGCCTAGATAGAAAGCCAGCACGCGAAGAGAGAGATGCTGAGGGTGGTGGTAGGGGAGAAAAGGCTAGGGGCATAATGGACAAGATTCGCAACTTCGTTGATCGAGGCGCGAACACTCCAGCCGCTAAGTTCTCCAGTGATCCTCGTAGGCGCACAAAAGAGCAGCAGGCGGAGCTTGAAGCGTGGATCGATGCAGGGAGGCCGAATGATTGGCCAGAAGACTGGAACCCTCGCAAGCCTTTGGGTCGTCGTCCTAAGCTTGAAAATACTGGAGCATATTAAATGATTCCGATCATACATGATTCCGTAGAAGACATGATCAAGCCCAGTGGGGGCGATACGAGCATTGACGTAGAACTTGAGATTATAGAGCGCAAGCTTTCTAATATGGAAGACGACGATAAGGATATGCCTGAGCTTATCCGAAAACGACACGATCTTCGTCGCAAGTCTCGCATAGAGCGATTGACTAAAGAGCTTGCTGAGCTACAGAAGAAAGAAGGCGTATCCGAGGAAGCCGATGAGAAGGAGGGCGATGATGCCTAAGGTCGGAGGGAAGCATTACTCATATTCTGCCAAGGGCCGCGCTGCCGCTAAGAAGGAAGCTAAGCGCACTGGCAAGAAGATGACCAATACCAAAAAGAGTATGTCTAAGAAAAAATAATGCCAAGATACGACTACGCTTGCATATCTCCAGAATGCCGTGAGGAGCACACATTGGAACGGTCCTATCAGGATCGCACGAATGCCTCATGCTGTCCTAAGTGTGGGGCGAAGGCTGAGTATCAGTTTCCTGTTGGTGCAGCATTGGGCGTACAGGTTATGGAGCCGTATTATGATGAGGCTCTGGGATGTGATATAAATGGACACCAGCATAAAAAGAAGATCATGCGAGCACAGGGCGTCATCGAAGCTGGAGACTCTGTTCGTGGCGCTCGCAATTTTGATAAGCATGCTAAGCACCATATAAAACCACAGCCTCCACGAGGCATCGAGTATGCGCCACGTATTAAGCGGGATGCTAATATGGGCGTTCAAGCGGAAACAAAAACTGGAGAATGGAATTCTCCTAATACGAAAGATCTCTAACCGGAGAAACCGTAATGTCTGAAGCAGTAAGCATTCCCGAGCGACAGGACGATCCGACCATCGATGACAATGTTGCGGAACTCGACCCAATTGAAGAATTGAGGGCGATGGACGAACAGGAGAATCGACAGGAGCTTGAGGCCATCGTAGGGGATGAGGCGAGACAGGAATATGCGGAAGCCAATCCCGCCTTACAAAATCAGGAAGCGCCCCAGCAGGAAGCGCCCCCGCAAGGGGAATCGGCCCAAGGGAATCGACCCGGATTTGATACATTAATCCGCGATATAGAAAATAATTTAGGTCCAGAGCACGCTGCGGTAGCACGCGAAATGCAACGCGATGGATCGCGCAGAGTTAATGAAGCTAAAGAGCTTCAAGATGAGCTTCGGTCAACCTTATTGGATGTCCGAGAGATTCAGCAGGAATTAGATCGCTACAAGAATGGGGAGCAACCTGAGCAGCAGGCTGAGGAGTCTGGTTCACAGGAAGACCCCATGCTTGCCACGGTTCGTCCTGAGCAGTGGGAGCTATTTGAGAAAATGGCTCAACGCGCAGGATACATAAAGAAAGATGACGTTGAGCAGGAGATGGCTCAAGAGGATCAGGCTGCATTCATTAAGGATGCGATTGATTCCGGCATCGAGACATATGGACAGAACTTTGGCACCCGTGATGGTGATGGTGATTTTGTTCCCAATGAAACAGTCAAGCCATTGCTTGACAATGAGTATGAGCGGGTGATGGATCCGAATAGGGGCCTAACCCTTAAAGACTTATTTGTTCTCGCCAATCACGATCAAATCGTAGAGGCGGCACGCCAGTCTGGTGCTCCAGCACCTGTCGAGTCTGCTCCTGAGGGTGGAAGAGATGCATATGCACCTCGTCCTGCCGAGCGGAGGGAAGCGGCAAGGCGTGCTGCTGGCCAAGCTCATTCCAATAGCTCAGCGCGAACCACTCCCAACATTTATAGTCAGGGAGATCGCTTGGAAGACGTAGTTGCTCGCGCAACGCTGCTTTCTGCGAGACAAATATAAGCGAGGAGTTATAAGTCATGGCTAATGAAACTAGCCTAACACTGACCTATGGTCCCCTCTTGACCACTACGCTTAAGAGGGTTTTGGATTCGGGCGCACTACACGACAACATCTTTGAGAACGACGTTCTCTTGCAGTGGTTGCGTGGTGGCGGTCGAGTCAAAGTAGTGGACGGTGGCGAACGTATGCGCATCGGCATTATGGACGCCAAGAATACCACCGCAAAATGGTATTCGGACTACGAGAACTTGGATGTCACCGCTCAGGCGGGAATGACCTCCGCGTTCTACGCTTGGAAGCAGGGTTCGACTTCTGTTTCCGTTAATGGTCGCGAGCTTCGCTCTAACAAGGGCAAATCGCGGATCACGAATCTTCAGCAGGAAAAGATCACGCAGGCTGCTGCCTCTTTGACTGATATCGTTGCTACGGGCGCGTACTCTGATGGTACGGGCACGAGTTCGAAGCAGTTGACGGGCCTTGAGGCCATGATCGAAACCACCCCCGGCACGGTGTCGTATGGCTCTGTTGCCACGGGTAATACTGCATGGCGCAATCAGGTGCAAACTTCAGTTGGCGCTGCTGCGGTAAATCTTCTGCCGAAGCTTCGTACTGCCTACAACGATTGCAAGCAGGGCAAGGGCGGCGCGTCCAGTGCTCCTGACTTCATCGTGACCACGCAGACGGTTCACGAGTCGTTTGAGGCTCTCATGTATCCTCAGGTTCGTTATCAGCAGAATCCTTCGGGTGGCGCTGATGCAGGCATCGACACCTTGAAGTTCAAGGGCGCTGATGTTGTCTGGGATGACTATTGCACCTCTGGTATGATGTACTTGCTGAATAGCAATCACATCACGATGTTTGTGCATTCCGACGCTAACTTTAGCATGGCTGAGGGCGGCTTTCAGAAGCCGATCAATCAGGATGCTCTCGTGACGCAGATCTTCTTCCAAGGCAACTTGGCTACCGACAATCGTCGTAAGCTGGGTAAGCTTTCTGGTATTACCTAGAATAGGGAGAAAATCAAATGGCAGTCGGTGATTTTACGATTGATGGGAACACGCTCCGAGCTACTGGGAATGTGTTTACCGTAAATGGGACGCTTGAGGTCGATACGAATGCAACGACCTCAGCTATATTCCCAAGTGGGTACATCAAGTCTTTTGCTTTTACGAGCAATGCTGATGACTTGGATGTGTCTATTCCAAAGCTGGCTATTAATGCCAGTGACTTTTCGGGTACTGCCGCGTCTGGGTCCGTTCACGTCGATGCGTCTGGTGGCGCACCGGATACGTTGAACTGGACAGCAGACTTTTTAATGTAGAGGACTAAACAATGCAGTTTACTCAGGTACACCGCACCGAGCAGGAAAAGGTTTTTATTTCTGTTCAGAATAACCAAGGTGCCGCTCTTCAGCCCGGTTACATTGTGGAATTTTCCGCGACTACGACTGATGCTGATCAGGGTCGCTTGGTTGAGCTTGTTGACGCCGCTGTTAATGCTACTCTTGGCATTGGCGCAGCGGTTGCAGGTGTTGTTGAAACGACCATCGCTACTGGCGAGGTTGGTCGTGTTCAGGTTTATGGTCCGGCTAATGTCCGTGCTGGCGCTTCGATTATCGCTAGCACTGCGGTAGTTGCTCAGGACACTGGCACCGTTGGTGCTGCTGTTCAGACGACGACCACGACTGCGGCTTATGCTGACGCCTTTATTGGGTGGACGCTGGAGAATGGCCCGAACGCCACGAACAGCACCGTTTTCATTAAGTGTCTCTAAACTTTTAGGCAGGAGAAACCGGGAATGTCTAATAAAGCAGAGCATGGGGTAGATATAGATCTATCCAAGTACAAAGTCCTTGTGGCTACTCCCAATTATACCAACACCTTTTCGGCAGAGGTATATGGGAGCCACATGGACTGCGTGCGACGATGGACCGAGTGGGACATTGACTTCAAGTGGATGGTTGTAGGTCGTACGTTTGTTCATTTTGCACGAACCGAGGCTTGCACCTTTGCGGTAGACAATGGATACACTCACATTCTGTGGCTTGATGATGATGCCATCATTGGTCCCAGTGTTCTTCCAAAGCTGTTGAAGCACGACAAGGAAGTTGTAATCACTCCCTATCCTATGCGGAGACCACCGCATGAGATAGGCATCTTGTCTTCAACGACTGGAGACTGGGAAGATCAGCAGAGCTATAGGAATTGGCAGGTTAAAGATATGTTGCAAGGACTGAAAGAGTGTGATGGTGGTGGAACTCATTGCATGCTCATGAAGACTTCGGTCCTTACAGACTTCTATGGCCCACCTGTTCTTGATGGACCCAAGCTTACTGACGCAGAATCTATGAGAACGGAAAATGACAAAGGGTACCCATACGTTGTTATGCCTAAAGTTGGCACAGAGGATATGTTCATGTGCCTTCGCTTGAAGCTTAAGGGCGTAAAGATCTGGTGCGATACAGATCTCTTTGCTTCGCACGTTGGATTTAATCCTGTCATTGGTCCGGGTCACGTAGAGCAGATGGAACTTTGGATGGCACAACCGGAGAATCAAAATGCAGAAACAATCGGGGTCCATAATAATATACCGGTGCTCAGTATGCGCGAAGGGTTTGGACACGACGCTGAGCAAGCAGAAGAGCAAGTGCCCGGAGTGCGGAGCCAACAGGTGGATGCACGCGGAACGTCTGCACTGGTATGAGATAGTTAAGGTTTGGAGAGAGACTGGGGTATGGTTTGTAGATCCTGAATCTAAATTCGCTAAATTCCTTTTGTTTATTGATAAGATAACACCGGGGAAAACAAAATGGGTTTAGACGAAGAATACATTAATAGTCCAGAATACCACGAAGTAAAAGAGCAGGCTAGTGCGACAGGACAGGCTGCAACTACAGCCTCAAAGGTTTCATTTAGCTTAGATCTTTATAGTGGCACCAGTGGCCTGAATCAAGATGGGATTGGATATATTGTTCTCCGTGGACAAATGACACCTCATGGCAGGTCAAAGGCATGGGAAATGAATCCCATATTTCCGGAGGCAATCTCAGTAAGAATGGACTATTGGGGAATAGATGAAGGCGCAGCAGACCTGCTTCATGGGCTCGTAAGAGCAATACGACCAAGTGTTGTTCTTGAAACGGGCACACATAAAGGCAGAAGCACATCGGCAATGGCTTCCGCTTTAGTAAAGAATGGCACAGGGTCCTTGACTACAATAGATTCCATTGATTATGGACTATTTGAGAATGGGGCTCTTACAGAGCAAGAGAAGTCGATTGTAACACAGGTGATTGGCAAGACGCCAGAGGCATTTAATTCACCTGAAGTGAAGGATCTGTCTGGTATAGAGTTTGCATTTGTGGACGGTGATCACACGCTGGCTGGAATGTTGAGAGATATGAAATTTGTTGAATCAAGGATGGCAGAACGATGCACTGTAGTAATAGACAATGCCTTGGATGCCGGGTATCCTGACCTTGCTCGATATTTTAGCGATACCAAGACCGGGGTTTGCATTCCTACGATGAGCGGAATGCAAGTCATTGAACTGAAGAAGAAATAGAGAATCCCGTGTGAGTGCGCGGGTTAGGGGTGTATGGGGATTTCGTTCCCGGTTGCCCCATGCGCCCCGCTTTTAAAAAGGAAGCGAAGCATGTACCTTGGACAACAAGTTTGGTCGGAAACCACTGCTGGAACGAACTCTGGCGCGGTTGCAACGCATAGTGCAATAACGGATCGTCAGCACTTTGTTACGTCTATCTCTGGTCACACAGATGCAGACAGCATTATAACAATTAAAGATGGAACGACGATTGTTTGGGAAACAAAGATCGATGTGTCAGTTGAAGGCACCTCGTTTTCTTTTACTACCCCCTGTATCCCGATCACTCCGGGAGCTAATGCAGTGGGTACGATAGCATCGTCAAGCTCAGATAGTCAGGTGAACCTTACTGGCTACACCATTTAAATAACTGGGAGATTAGCATGTCAAATGCTTTGATTGACATTACTTCTAAGGTCGATGATGCAGATCTTGGTGAGGTATCGCTTAGTAAGCCACAGAGGGACACGGTGCTTTTTACCAAGTACGAGTCTCAAAATCCTATGGTTTCTGATACACAGCATCAGGGGCCATGGCACATTCAAGTAACCTCTGATCAGGCCCTAGGAGACAAGCTGGGCCTGAGAGAAGATGATGGAGTTATTATCGACTTTGAGGGAACTCCACGAGGAGAGGTTGCCATATCTCCGATGGGTGAAGAGCTAACTGAAACACAGGCTGACTTGCGAGAAGAAGCTACGGGGCAAAACCTGCCTCGCTTTATAGCATTTGACTTTCGGATTAAGAAGCTTACTAAGACCGATGGTCCCGAGCAGCGCGAGATGCTCATGAAAAGCGTTGATCAGCGTAGGCAGGAGTCGGAGTCTACTCTGATTGAAACGCTTACCAAGGCATTTCAATCAGCTTCTGGACAGCTTGCCCAAGATGGCAATGTTAATCCAAGTGAAGGCGAGCTTTTGGATGCGGTGAAGAAGAATTCCAAGGGAAAGTAAATGGCTGGCACGTTCCGTGATTTAATAGATGAAGTCCTTGATCTTGGAAGCCACGGAACCGGGGATGATTTTGAGGGCATGGTTAAGGCTGCGATCAATCGCACCTATCGTCGTGTCCTCCAAAAGACAAGACAAGAGACCTCTCTTAGAGAGTTTAGCTTAGCTACAGTCGCAGACACCTCCAAGTACGGCATGCCTCTTTATGTTAAGAGAATTCTTAATATTGAGGACCCTACTAACAAAAGGGTTGTGTATGACATATCTTGGCGCGAGTATGATGACTTATATGCTGGCAATACGACTACGGGCGATCCTACAAGGGCCTATGTCTTAGGGTCCTTTGGTACCGCAGCCCAAAATGCTTCTGCTTCAGTATTCAATGTAGTCTCCTCTAATACCGCAGATGCTAATAATAGATATGTTACCATTACAGGGTTTGTTTCGGGGCACTTAACCTCTGAAACAATCACCCTTAATGGCTTAGTCACTGCGACTGGTAGTACTTCATTTGATGCGAATGGCATTGAACGCATAGTAGTGCACTCAATAGTCAATGTAGATGTAGTTGGCACTATTACGGTTAAAGATGCGAGTGGCAACACAATGGCATCTATCCCGCCCACCTTCAAAAGTCCAACGCATCTTTGGGTTGAGTTTTATCCCATACCGGATGGTGTCATTACATACACTGTTCGATGTGAGATGCGCAAGCCTGACCTCGTTGAAGATGAGGATTGGCCAGAGATTGATGAGGACTTCCATAATATCATAGTGTGGGGCGCTGCTGCGGATGTCTTGCCAAATGTAGGCAAAGGCAACCAAGCAGACAGGCTCCGTAGAGATTATGAAGAAGGCTTGATGGAAGCTCTTAATGCTCAGGGAGATCATCCGGGCCGCATTCGAACCTTTGCAGACTTAGATGTAGACTCCAAGTATCCAAGGCGACCCTTGGTTAAGGGCGTGGACTTCGTGTAATGCCACAAAAAGATACGGTCACAAATCCAGTAACACCCGGAATTATAACCTCTCCAATGTTTAGGGTGAGGGGACAAACTTCCAACTGGTCATACCCGCATGAACTCGCCACTCCTGAGAGCACGAAGAGGCTTTCAAACATTAATATATCTGAGCGAGCAATCGCAGAAACCCGCGATGGATGGTCTAAATACAATAGTGCGTCAACTTCTGCGGCAATTACTGGACTTATACAGGTTCCATATTCAACTGGTAAGCATGTGGTGGTTAATACCGCATCAAAAATTTATGATGATGATGGCACTACTCGGAGGGATGTTACAGGCTCCGTTTCTTTTTCTGGCTCAGGTGCTGATAGTTTTTATAGATATGTCCTGCTAAAAGACACTCTGTATGCAACGGATGGCGTGAATCCTATTTGGACGAAAGACAATGACTTTGACACTTCGCCCAATAATGCCGCAGTAATATCATATGATGCTAGCGGTATAACGCTACAGGGAGCCAAGGATATAGCGGCACATCAAGGTATATTAGTTGCAGCTAATGTTAAAGAAGGCGGATCATGGTATCCTACCCGCCTGCGGTGGTGCGGAGTGAATACAAATGACTACTCGATAGACCCCACTAAGTGGCCTGATCGAAACAGGTATGAAGTCTACCAAGGTGGTCCAGCTATTGTAGGAGTCGTTGACAACTATACAAGCTTGCTCGTATTCAAAGAGGATGGCGTATATCCGGGCAGAATCGATGGCGATGTAGGGTTCTTAGAATTTCGCCTTGATGAGCAGAGGGTGCAGAGAGGGTTTTCGCCTCTCGCCAAAAACTCGCTTATAGCACGACCTGAGTTTGTCTTTTGTGTGGCTAAGGAGGGTGCGGTTGTTATACGACCCGATTTATCTTTTGAGGTGGTCACCTCTAACCTCCAAGATGAATGGCGTAAACTTGTTCAAAGCAGGCTTCAATATGCTGTAAGTTGGGTAAGAGAAAAAGACCATCAAGTTCGCACCCTATTGAGTTCCTCTGGCACTGGCCACAATATCATATTGGTATGGGATTACCAAACAGGAGATTCATGGTTTGATTATCCCGCCAAAAATATAGGATTCGCAACGGAGGCTGAGTTCTCAAATGTAGACTATGACTTTATAGGGGCAACAGATGGATACCTTTATAAGGGCAATGATACCGATCAGGCAACAGATGATGGGAGTGCATTTAACTGGGAAATAACAATGCAGGATAATGATCTTGGCCAACCGGGACGAGCTAAGCATATCGTGCGATTTCGTACATTCTATGAGTTCAAGTCTGGCAACACCTCGTCAGGCTTGACACTGTTCTTGGACCGTGGCGCACAGTCTTCTCGTGCTACTACGATTAGGTTCGACAACCTATTTGGTAGCTGGAATGACAACATCACGTTCTGGAACGATGACACAAAGTATCTAGGCGGCAATGCAGTAGAAGACATCTACTTTGTGAATAGAATTGCGGAAACTATTTCTCCACGATGGACGGGAACGCAACCCGCAAAGATCGTGGGATACCAAGTCGAATACGAGTTAATGGAGTAACCATGGCTACAGTAACCAGACCCACTGATGCGCTACCAGATCCCGGAGATGCCCTAAAGGCAGAGCCAGTACGTGATCATATAAACAACATACTGACTTTCTTAGAGTCTAATAATATAGACTCCGCCAATGTAGATTATTCTTCTACAGATGGCATCATGGTACTTGATCAGGCGCAAACTGTTACAGGCGCGAAGAACTTTTCCTCTTCAATCCTCTTATCTGGTTCTGCTATTGTTGATCTAAATGGCATAGCTGATTCACTGGTCCTTGATGAGGATGGCGATACTACACTGTCTTCCCCAACTGATGATCAGATAGACGTGGAGGTAGGTGGATCAGATCTCTATAAGTTTACCGCAACTGCATTTGTTTCCGGGTCAAACATTGTAAGCGATACAACGAATACAGACTCGTTGGGCACCACGGCCATTACGTGGTCTGACTTGTATCTTGGCGATGCAGCAGTACTGGCCTTCGGTGAAGATCAGGACGTTACGCTTACCCATAGTGCAGATGCGGGAATCTTCCTGAATGCTGGGATGAAGCTTGGCTTTAGGGACATGGGCGGTGAGTACATATACTCTGTCTCTGATGGGACACTGGGCATAGCGGCAGCAACCGAAGTAGACATTACTACTACAACATTAGATGTAAATGGCGCAGTAGACATATCTGGCAATACGACGATAGGTGGCACGTTAAATATTGGCGCATCTACGGCTGTGTCTAATGTAAAAGACGAAGATAACATGTCTTCTAATAGTGCCACCTCACTTGCCACTCAGCAGTCTATCAAGGCTTATGTAGACGCACAGGTTGCTGGTGCAGACACAATAGCCGAGCTAAGCGACACTGACATCACTAGTATTGCCAGTGCTAACATCCTTATCTACGATGGGTCGAATAGCTGGGACAACAAAGCCATGAGTGGCGATGCTACCATTGCAACTACTGGCGCAGTAACCTTGGCTGGAACCAATACCAACCTCACTACGCTGGCTAACGTAACTACGGTTGGAACGATTGGGACAGGGGTGTGGCAGGGAACCGCGATTGCCTCTGCTTATTTGGATTCTGACACAGCACACCTGACGGGCACGCAGACATTTACTGGAGATAAGACGTTTACGGGAACCGTCACAGTTGGCGTGGATGGCACTGGCAAAGACGTAAAACTCTTTGGCGATACATCTGGCGCATACATTCTTTGGGATGAAAGTGCAGATAAGCTACTTACAGCAGGTGCTGCTGTCGTTGATATCGTTAAAGATAAGCTTCTGATTGGCGGCACGGCTGTTACAACCACTGCTGCTGAGTTAAATACATTAGATGCCGTACTGGCTGGCACTGCATCCGCTTCAAAGGCATTGGTTGTAGATTCCAACAAAGATATTGCTGCTCTCCGAAATGTTTCATTGACGGGCGAGTTAGATGCAGCAACGCTGGACATTAGTGGGAATGCCGACATTGATGGGACAACGAATCTTGATGCTGTAGATATTGACGGTGCAACTCAGATGGATGGCACCGTTACCGTAGGTGTTGATGACACTGGATATGATGTAAAATTCTTCGGTGATTCCGCTGGTGCTTACATGGAGTGGGACGCGAGCGCAGACCAGCTACGTATCGTAGGTGCTTCTGCCGATGCAACTACAAGCACTGGCAAGCTACTGCTCGCTACCGCTCTTAATGACATTAACGCAAACGATGTTATAGGAAAGATCGAGTGGCAAGCTCCACTTGAGTCTGGCGCTGATGCACAGTCTGTCTCTGCTGCAATAGCAGCCGTTGCTCAAGCTACGTTTACCAACAGCGTAAATGATACTGACCTTATATTCTACACTGGGTTCTCTGAGGCGGCTACAGAGAAATTTAGAATTACAGCACAGGGGGAGTTGGGAGTTGGTGGCACTAACTATGGCACTGATGGTCAGGTTCTAACTTCTGGTGGTGCGGGTGCGGCCCCAGCATGGGAAGATGCTGCTGGCGGAGGTCACACCATACAAGAAGAAGGCAGCAGCCTTACGCAGCGCACTAACCTGAACTTTGTAGGTGCTGGCGTAACAGCCACCGATGATAGTGGCAATAATGCTACAAAAGTTACGGTGACTCCTACGGGTGCATCCTTGCCCGTTACGCGCTCCGATGGCTCTACGAGCGATCCGATTGCCCTGACCTCTGCGGCTCTTGGCGAGAGTTTGGTATCCGACACTACCCCGCAACTTGGCGGCAACCTTGATGTCAACGGGCAGTCGATTGTCTCCGACAGCGGTAACGAGAACATCCCGATCACGCCCCACGGCACAGGGTCGGTGGTTGTCTCCAAGATCGATGTCGCTGCGGGTGAGATCGACGGCACGGCAATAGGTGCGAACTCTGCTTCTACCGGGGTGTTCACTTCGCTG